CGCGGGGCTATAACTCGGGGTCAAGCAAACCAGTGAATCCCTGCCATGCAACAGAGTTCCGGCCACGAGTGATCATTCACCAGCTCGGGGTCATTACGCAGCAACGCGTGGATAGCCTGCTCTACTTCGTGCTGGTCTTCAAATCGCACCATGCGATCCATCCAAGCATAGAAATGCTCGGCAGTGTCTCGGTCCATTACTCGCATCTCTCTCTCCTTATTACCGGGCCCGTAGGCCCGTGGTTATTCGTTAGGCCAGCGTATCCAAGTGCGCCAGCAGCGCCGGCAGGTCGTCGAATTCGTACCAGACACCAGCACACTGCAGGTCGTCGTCGTGCGGGTGAATCGTGAATCGCGCACCCTCACCGTCACGCTTCTCGGGGTCTTCGTGGTCTACCCACAGGGACAGCTGTCCACGCGTCAGCCGCACGCATGCGTCGTGGTGATAGACGTCGTGCGTCGTGAACCCGTAAGAGAACAGGTGCGGCGGAATGTCAATGGCAGGAAAGGCCGGGTGGTGCATCGTCTACTCCTCGGACCTGCCGGACCCGCCGGCAGCAGCAGCGCCGACCATCGGCGCCACGCACGCATCATCGGCGACTTTCCTGACACGAAACTTACAGCGGCCGTCAGGAAACATCGGGGCTTTCCCTAACCCGAGCACATCAGGGGCGTGGTGCCGGTGTGTCTAGTCCGGTGGCGCGGATGTGGCAGCGCCTTACCCTCTTGGTGGCAAATGTGGCAGTGGAACACTAAACCCTAATTGCTTATACCATTCTGGTGTATTAAATAGGCGTGGCATTGCCACAATTGCCACACTACCCACAAACCCCGCGTGGCAGGCATGGCAGCCCGTCGGCGCGCCGATTCAGACCCCCGTGGCAGTTGCCACAATTGCCACACTTGCCACGCGTCTAGCCGGCGTTACGCCACGCAGCGTCAACCTGCGCTGACACGTTAGTGGGCGCTTACTTGCACTCGAGCCGGCTCCGGGTGCCGCACTCACCCTGCCGGCCCTGTGCTGCGCTGCAGCATGGTGCTGGCTAGGCGGGGAGGGGGTGGGGTGGGGTGGGGCGGAGACCCCCCCGGCCAGGTCCCGCGCGCGGCATGAAAATGTGTGGAGCCCCCGCACGAAATTTTTTTTGCACTACACTTCGCGGATGTTCCGCGACCTTCCCATCCGCGCCCGCGAGCTAAAAGCCACGCCCGAAATGCTGGAGCGCATATACGATGCCGCTCGTTTGGGTTTGCGCGGAGAATCTCTTGCACTGGCGGCAGGTATGTTGCCTGCTGAGTTGGCTCGGCTGAAGATAATGGACCCGATAGCCGAGGTAGCGGAAATGAAAGGCCGCGCCGACAGCGAGATGGAAATGTCCCGCGTGGTATTCGATGCTGCGCAGGCTGGGGATAGTAAAGCGGCGCTGGAGTTTCTCCGTCACCGGCACGACTGGGTGGCAAAGACGAATGTGCAGGTTGACGTAAATACCCAGATCAGCGTGGTGGCTGCGCTGGAGGCCGCAAACGGCCGGTTGCAGCGTGGGCTGGCGGTGGAGGTGGAGGATGCGGTGGAGGTGACGGGAAGCGGCCGCGCTGGTAAGATAGCCGCGCCCGCCGCCGCTGGTATTGCGCCTGCGGCGCTGCCGGCCAAGGAGCCTGTGTATGCCGAATGCCCTGATGAACGATGACGCTGCTGCGATGTATGCCACGCGGTACACGGGGCCGAGGCCGGACAGGCCGGTGGTTAACGGGCGGGCGGTGGTAACGGCGGAGGAACTGGCGGATTTCCGGCGGTTGTTCGGGGCCGATAAGACGCTGCGGGATTTGCTGAATGCTGACAGGGCGCTGGTGCGGCCTGGGACGCCGTCGGCGGTGGACCCCCAGGCGCGTGGGATGCAGGGGGCGAACGTGGCGCCGGGAATGCCCGGGGTGATCCCGGGTGGTGGCGCGGGGCCGGCGGTGCAGGGTCGGATTCCGGGTGAGGTTGAACGGAATGTGATGAATGCGCTGATGGCGCTGGGTCCGATGATGGGCGGGGTGCCGCGGGCGGCGAATGCGATGGCGGCGATGCCGCAGGGCGTGTCGGCAGCGCGGGTAATCCGCGATCCGCGGACGGGGTTGCCGATGCAGTTGCCGCGGCCTGCGGAGGTGTATTTGCAGGGCGCGCCGACGATGATGCGGGCGGCGCCGCGGCCGCTGCCGGGTGTGACGCGCTGATGCAGAGATTTAGCGCCCGCCGATAAACCCCGGTAAATTCGCTATAAATGCAGAAGCCGATATACACCGCGACCGAGGAGCAGGCGCTGATGACGCGCCTGTGGGAGCCGCGTATTCGGGACGACCCCGAGGCGTTTGTGTTGCTGGCGTTCCCGTGGGGGCAGCCGAACACGCCGCTGGCGGCGTTCGACGGGCCGCGGCGGTGGCAGCGGCGCGTGCTGCGGATGATCCGGGATCACATCGGGGCGAACCGTGGGCAGGTGGAGATGGACACCCTGCGGGCGGCTGTTTCCAGCGGACGCGGAATCGGGAAGTCGGCGTTGGTGAGTTGGCTGATTCTGTGGATGCTCTCGACGCGAATCGGCAGCACGGTGATGGTCAGCGCGAACAGCGAGGCGCAGCTCAGAGGCGTGACCTGGGGTGAGTTGACGAAGTGGTCAGCGATGCTGATCAATTCGCACTGGTGGGAAATCAGCGCGACGAAGCTCATGCCGGCGCAGTGGCTGACGCAGATTGTTGAGCGGGATCTGAAGAAAGGCACCCGGTACTGGGCGGCCGAGGGCCGGCTGTGGAGTGAGGAGAACCCGGACGCCTACGCGGGCACGCACAACATGGACGGGATGATGCTGATCTTTGACGAAGCGTCAGGCATCCCGGATCCGATCTGGGCGGTGGGCGCGGGGTTTTTCACGGAGAACATCCTCGACAGGTACTGGCTGGCGTTTTCGAACCCGCGTCGCAACGAGGGGTATTTTTTCGAGTGTTTCCACGCCAAGCGGGATTTCTGGAAGAACATCCAGATCGACGCCCGCAGCGTTGAGGGCACCGACCAGCGGGTGTACCAGCAGATCATCGATGAGTACGGCGAGGACTCCCGCGAGGCCCGCGTCGAGGTGTACGGGGAGTTTCCCGCTGCCGGCGAAGACCAGTTCATCGCGCCGCGCCTGGTGGACGACGCGGTAAAACGGGCGGCGTACAAGGACCCCACGGCACCGATTGTGCTGGGCGTGGACCCCGCGCGCAGCGGGGCTGACGCGACTGTGATCGTGGCCCGTCAGGGGCGTGATCTGGTGGCGATTCGGCGGTATCGGGGCGACGACACGATGACCGTGGTGGGACACGTGATCGACGCCATCGAGGAATTCCGGCCCGCGCTGACGGTGATTGACGAGGGCGGGCTGGGATACGGAATTCTGGACCGCCTGACAGAGCAGCGGTTCAAGGTCAGGGGCGTGAATTTTGGCTGGAAAGCCAAGTCCAGCGTGATGTGGGGCAATAAGCGCGCCGAACTGTGGGGCGCGATGCGCGACTGGCTGAAATCGGCGCACGTGCCCGTTGACCGGCAGTTAAAAGCCGACCTGACGGGGCCGAAGACGAAGCCCGACAGCAGCGGAACGGTGTATCTGGAGTCGAAGAAGGACATGAAATCGCGCGGCCTGGCGTCGCCAGACGCTGCCGACGCGCTGGCATGCACGTTTGCGTTCCCTTTGGCCCACAGAGAGTACAATGCCAAGGAGCAGCGCCGCTCGATCAGTGATCGCGGCGTGGTTTCGGCGGGTTGGATGGCTCACTGAGGGCCTCCGGGAGCGGTGATGGCGAAGAAATCCGTGTCTCTGAGCGTCGGCCGGGGCGAAAAACTGCCCACCGAGCGCGGCGCGGGCCTGACGGCCAAGGGCCGCGAGCGCTATAACCGCGAAACGGGGTCAAATCTGAAGGCGCCGGCGCCGAATCCGAAGACTGAGGCGGATAAGGGCCGGAAAGCGTCGTTTTGTGCGCGTATGGGCGGCGTCGCCGCGAAGGCCAAAGACGGCGAGCGGGCCAAGGCCGCTCTGAAACGCTGGAAGTGCTGATCATGCCCCAGAAAAAACCCGGCGACCCCGGCCTCTACGCCAACATCCACGCCAAACGCGAGCGCATCGCTGCCGGCAGCGGTGAAAAGATGCGCAAACCGGGCTCCGCGGGTGCGCCGACGGCCAAGGCGTTCAAAGAGTCGGCCAAGACGGCGAAGAAGGTGAAGTGACATGCCTCTGGTGAAATCAGCGTCTTCCGCCGCGTTCCGCAAGAACGTGAAGGCTGAAATGCAGGCCGGCAAGCCCCAAAAACAGGCTGTCGCCATCGCGTACAGCGTCAAACGCGAGGCTCAAAAGCCCGCGCCTGCGAAGAAAAAGTAATGGCGTACAACCGCACTTCCGACCCCACCGGCATCGCTGGTGCCCGCGTGGCCGCTGCTGGCGGCAAGCAGGACGCGGATTTTCTGGCTGAGATGCGTCAGCGGATGACCATGGCGCAGGCTGCGGTGTCGAATTCGCGGCAGAACGAACTGGACGATCTGAAGTTCTACGCCGGCAGTTCGGACAATTCGTGGCAGTGGCCGCAGGATGTGCTGGCAACCCGTGGCAGCGTGCAGGGCCAAACGATCAATGCCAGACCGTGCCTGACGATCAACAAACTGCCGCAGCACGTCAAATCGGTTACCAACGACCAGCGCCAGAACCGCCCCAGCGGCAAGGTCATTCCTGCGGACGACAAGGCCGATCCGGAGGTCGCGGAGATTTTCGACGGCATCGTGCGGCACATCGAGTACATGTCCGACGCGGACGTTGCCTACGACACGGCCTGCGAAAACCAGGTGACGTTTGGCGAGGGCTACATCCGCATTCTGACGGAGTATTGCGACCCCGACACGTTCGACCAAGACATCCGCATCGGGCGCATTCGCAACTCGTTCAGCGTGTACATGGACCCGCTGATCCAGGATCCGTGCGGTGCCGACGCGCAGTTCTGCTTCATCACGCAAGACCTGACAAAGAAAGAGTACGAGCGCCTGTACCCCAAGGCCGCGCCGGTTTCGACCCTGCTGTCGTACAGCGTGGGCGACTCGACGTCGGGGTACTGGCTGAACGAGAACATGGTGCGGATCGCGGAGTACTTCTACATCGAGAAGGAGCTCAAGACGCTGCACCTGTACCCGGGCGGCATGACCGCGTTTGAGGACTCGCCCGAAGACCGGCAGATGCGCGCTATGGGCCTGATGCCCTTGCGCAGCCGGCAGGCCGAGCAGCAGCGCGTAAAGTGGTGCAAGACCAACGGGTACGAGATCCTCGAGGAGCGCGACTGGGCCGGCAAGTGGATTCCGGTGGTGCGCGTCGTCGGCAACGAGTTTGAGGTGGACGGCGAGATCCACATCAGCGGCTTGGTCAGGAATGCCAAGGACGCCCAGCGGATGTACAACTACTGGGTGTCGCAGGAAGCCGAGATGCTGGCGCTGGCGCCCAAGGCCCCGTTCATCGGGTACGGCGGCCAGTTTGAGGGCTACGAGCACCAGTGGAAAACCGCCAACACGACCAACTGGCCGTATCTGGAGGTCAATCCCGACGCCACTGACGGCGCTGGCAACTCGTTCCCGCTGCCGCAGCGTGCGCAGCCGCCGATGGCCCAGCAGGGCCTGATTGCCGCCAAGATGGGCGCCTCGGACGATCTGAAGGCCACCACGGGGCAGTACGACAGCAGCCTGGGCGCGACGAGCAACGAGCGCAGCGGCCGAGCCATTCTGGCCCGTGAAAAGCAGTCCGACACGGGTACGTACCACTACGTGGACAACTTGGCCCGTGCGGTGCGCTACGTCACGCGGCAGATCGTGGACCTGATCCCGAAGATTTACGACACGCAGCGCATCGCCCGGATCATTGGCGTGGACGGCCAGACCAAGATGGCGCGTCTGGACCCGATGCAGCCCGAGCCGGTGCGCGAGGTCAAAGACCAGTCGGGCGTAATCATCGCCAAGATCTACAACCCCGGCGTCGGCAAATACGACGTCGTGGTCACCACGGGTCCGTCGTACCTGACCAAGCGGCAGGAGGCAATGGACGCTATGTCGCAGATTCTGCAAGGCTCGCCGCAACTGTGGGCCGTGGCCGGCGACCTGTTCGTCAAGAACATGGACTGGCCGGGTGCTGACGAGCTTGCCGAGCGACTGCGCAAAACCATCGACCCGAAGCTGCTGCAGGATCAGGAAGACCCGGCGCTGCAGGCGGCAAACCAGCAGATCCAGGTGCTGACGCAGGAACTGCAGGGCATGATGCAGATGCTCCAGCGCGTAAACCAGTCGATGGAAGCGCAGGAGTTGAAGATCAAGGAATACGACGCCGAGACGAAGCGCCTGAGCGTGGTGCAGGCCGGCATGCGGCCCGAGCAGATCCAGGAGATGATTATCCAGACCATGCGGGATATCATGGCGGTGGGTGATCTGCAGGCTGCGCAGCGCCAGTTTATGCCGATGGCCCCGGCTTCGCCTGGCGGCATGCTGGGTGCGCCGCAAACGATGCCCGAAGGAGTTCCGGTATGAGTTGCGAGACGTTCATTGGCCACCTGTTCCTCGCGCGGGATGTGGCGCACTCTGCGCACCTAAACACGCGCTCCTATGCCAAGCACGTTGCGCTGAACGAGTTCTATGACGGCATCATCGACCTGGCAGACAAGTTTGCCGAGGCGTATCAGGGCCGGCACGGGCTGATTGGGCCGATTGAACTGCAGCAGGCCACCAAGACCAACAGCGTGCTGGAGTTTTTGCAAGACTCGCTGAAATCGCTGGAAGACATGCGCTACAAGGTCTGCGACAAGTCCGACACGCCGCTGCAGAACATCATTGACGAGATCGTTGGGCTGTATCTCAGCAGCCTGTACAAGCTCAAATTCCTTGCGTAAAGAAATATCATGGCCGCGTACAACAAGTTCAACGACTTTTCTGAGCAGCTTGCAAACGGCGTTCAGAACTTCGCCACGGACGTCTACAAGGTCGCCCTGAGCAACACTGCTCCGGTGGCAACAAACACGATCCTGTCGGACATTACGCAGATCAGCGCGGGCAACGGCTACACCTCGGGTGGCTCCACTACGACGATTACCCTCGCAGAGGTCACGGGCACCACGACGGTCAGTGGCACCCAGGTCGTGTTTACGGCGTCTGGCGGCAGCATCGGCCCGTTCCGGTATGTTGTGCTGTACAACGACACGACTTTGTCCCCCAGCAAGCCGCTGGTCGCATGGTGGGACTACGGCAGCAGCATCACGCTGGCTGATGGTGAAACGTTCACCGTCAAGTTCTCGAACACTTCGCCTGGAGCGATCTTCACGCTGGCTTGATCATGGTCAAGATCGACTTTGATTTCGACACCCCGCACGGAGTGTTCCGCGATGCCCTGCATCTGCCTGATGATCACACCTTCACAGAGGCTGAAATTCAGGCGATGAAGGAGCAACGGCGCGACAACTGGATCGCTGTGGTGACAGCGCCTCCTGCACCAGAACCTGAGCCTGAGTACATTGAGATTGATGGCGTCCGCTACGTGAGGGCGTAATCATGGCCGACAGGTATTGGGTCGGCGGGTCTGGTAGCTGGAACAGCACCACCAAATGGTCTACGACCTCTGGAGGCGCGTCAGGCGCTTCCGTGCCTACGTCGGCTGACAACGCCATTTTCAACGCTAGCTCTGGCTCGGGAGCTACGCACTACACCGTCACTGTCACGGCCAACTCTACCTGTGCAAATCTGACGTTTACGCCGGTTGCGGCTGATGGTGTGACGCAGTTTGTTGTGGACAACGGCTTCGTCATTGCGGGCACGTTTTCTACCAGCGGTACGCAAGGCAATCGCAGGGCTTGGTTTAGGTCTTCGACCTACGGCCTGATGCGAGACATGAGCATCGCCACCATTGGCACGGTGACTGATGTGGATTTCCGAGACACCCGCGTCACTGGCGCAGGTGGAACTCTGACAGGAACCAGAATTGGCGATTTGAAGGGCAACATCAACATCACAGCTAGTACAGCAAAAACCGTCTACTGGGTCACCCTCGCAGGTGGAAACTGGAGCGGTAACAACTGGGCCGCAAGCTCTGGCGGCGCGGTCAGCACGGACAACTTCCCGTTGGCCCAGGACACGGCTGTCATTGAGAACACAGGGCTGAATACATCGGCTACGGTGACGTTTGATAGCGCAATTCCGTACACAGGCGCGGTCACAATGTCTACGCGCACAAACGCGATGACGCTGAGTCTGGTGATAACCTACACCATCTACGGTAACTGGACCAACGGCTCAGGAACAACGCTGAGCGGAGCACAGACGCTGACGTTCTCTGGACGCAACACGCAGACCATCACCAGCGCAGGCAAGACGTTCTCGGGCGGCATCACCGTCGACTCCTACGGTGGCTCAGTCGAACTCGCCGACGCGCTGAACATTGGCTCCAACACCCTCACCGTCACCAACGGCACCTTTGACACCAAAAACTACAACGTCACCGCAGCCTCTTTGTCGTCCAGCAACAGCAACGTCAGGACGATAACGCTGGGGTCGAGTACGGTGACGTTGAGTTTGTCAGGAGCTGCGTTTACATTTCTTATTTCGACTAATCTAACATTTAATGCAGGGACTTCACAAATCAATTTGAGTGCGGTAAACCCAACTTTTAGCGGTGGTGGACAAACCTTTAACAATGTTGCCTATACTAGCACAGCGGGAACTACGTTAGTTATTCAGGGTAGCAACACCTTTAATAACTTAACCGTCACTGCGCCATCGACCGCTGCAATAACTCAATACTCTATCACAGCAAACCAAACCATCACCGGCACCCTCACCGTCGCCGGTGCCACAGCCGTCCGTCGTATCTTCGTCCGCTCTGACACGCTCGGCACCACCCGCACCCTCACCGCAGGCACGCTGTCGGCCACAGACTGCGACTTCCGCGACATCACCATTGCTGGCACCGCAGCAGGCTCTTCTCCAACCCGTGCAGGCGACTGTGGCGGCAACAGCGGTATCACGTTCCCTGCGGCTAAGACTGTCTATTGGAACCTTGCAGGCACTCAGAACTGGTCTGCCACGGCATGGGCTCCGGGGTCTGGCGGAACGCCTGACATCAATCAGTTTCCATTGGCGCAGGACACGGCTGTGTTTGACAACACGGGTAGTGCAGGGACGGTGACGATTGATGCTGCTTGGAACAT